TCCTTGTAAACTTTCGGGGCTATCTAACTTAAATAAGCTATTTCCCGTAAATAGTTTGGCCTTAACATCTGTTGCTACCTCTCTAAATGTATCTCCAAAACTTTTGAAAGCAGCCGTATTTTCTTTTATTACCTCTTTCTGCTTATCAAGCCAATTAAATACATCTTTACCTATGTCTAAGCCTAATATATCGGCTAGTTTTTTGTATGCAAATAGCATCCCCTTAATGGTATCTATAAACCCATTTTTTATGCGTATCCAGATGTTACCAAAAAAATCTTTAAACGCTTGTAGGTTATACTTTATATAAATAAAGGCTACACCTAGAGCCATTATTGCGGCTATTACTAAACCAATAGGCCCGGTAAGTAGTGCGAGCCCTGCGGATAGTACGGGTATTAAATTTACAAATGTGCCCAAGGCTATAAGTAATGGCCCTGCGGCAACTGCTACTGCACCTATGTACACACCCCACTTTTTTACCTCTGGGTTTAGGTTTTGAAAAGCAGTAACTAATTTCTCTAAAAAAGCCCTAAACTTGGGCATGTTGTCTTTTAAATTAAATGCCTCGATTATGGCTTTGCCCAGCTCTTTCATAGCTACATCGCGTATTTGCCCAAGCTCCTCATCTATTTTGCTAAGTTCGCCACTTGCTTTTATTGCCTCGCGTGCTATTAAGGTAAGCGGAGCAGATACGGCCACACTCATACCTAAACCCACTTTTTGCATACCGGTGCCTACGGCTTTAAACTTGGCCTCTGCTTCGGCTACTTTCTCAAAAAACTTCCTAAAATCGGCTCCTATTTCTATATTTACTGCCATTGTATTTTTATATTTTATCTGGAAAGCGTTTATCGCCATCCATTGCTTTTAGTACTTTTAGGTTTGTTTGGTTTTTCTTTTCCCAATCAAACTTTAATAGGCTTTGCGGGTTGGTTAGCTTTTTGGTGTGCGGCTGCAAACCGTAGTAAGCTATTAACCTTGCCCGCTCCCAGGCTGCCTGCTCTGCATACCGGGTGCTTTGTATGTGGCCTATGTATGCCGCCTCTATATCGCTTATAGTGTACTCCTCTATTTGCGATGGTAGCACACGCAATACGCCAAGTAGAAAAGAACGTATAAATGGTACTACTTGGCTGTTGGCTTTTTTGCCTCTACGGCCAACCCTCGCAGGCTTGCAAGCTCCTCCATAAGCTCACGCAATACATTAAAATCATCATCCAACGCATTATCTACTTGCTCGCGAGTTAGATCGCCTTTATCTTTAATGCCTTCGTAGCATAAATCTACCAATACATCAAAATCTACATTGCCTTCGCTTAATTTTTCGACACTGCCCTGCATTGCCAATAGTGCCCGGCTTCCTATCTTAACCTGGTACTCTTTATTTTCTACTTTTAATATCATACATTTTTTTAATAAAAAAGGAGAGGCACATCCCCTCCCCTTTTTAAAATCAACTATTTAAAAACTCAACAACTATGTTACGGTGTCACGGTTTCCTCAGTTAGTGCTCCGGTAAGTTTTAGCGAGCAGCTAAATGTTTGGCTGTCTTCGTTTGGTGCGTTACTTTCTAGGCTTGTTACATAGCACTCGCCCTCGTAGTATTTATCGCCACTTACCTCGCTGCTAAACCTTACGGTAAATGCTGTGCGTGCATCAAACTCTGCATACAATGCGGTAAATTTTACCGTGGCATTTTCTGCAAAATAGCCCTCGCAGCTAAACTCTGCACTGCGTAGCCCTTCTAGTACGGTTTCCCAACCTGCACTATCTTTGGTAGTAGCATCTCTGGTAGCCATACTTACGCTAAAAGAGTTGCTAGTTAAATTACTTATTTTGGCCCCATCTTTGTATAATGCTACTAGGGTTCCGTTATTTATGCCTGTACTTGCCATTTGTTATATTTTTTTAGTGGTTTTCTTTTTTTTGGGTTTTACCTCCTCTTGGTAATCAGAATTAAAGTGTTTTCTATCTAGCTCTAACTCGGTGCCCGCAGGGTAGGTTTTACCATTCAGTGGGTGAGTCCAGCTAGATGTTAGTTTTACTTTCATAGTTTCAAATTTCCTCTACCTGCTTATCCTTTTTAGTATTTTTTTTTACGGTTAAATAGCCGTTTAAATCTAAAAATTGGGCAAAATCGTTGGTTACTTCTAGCTCTGTGCCCGCAGGCCATTGCTTGTATGCTTTGGTTAGTTTTACTTTCATTGGTTTAATTGCTTATCTATTTCCTTTTCGGTAGTCATTACTATTTGCCTACCTATTACATTTTTTATGTAGCTTTTCATTAATAGCTCGGTACGCTTAGGAAAGTTATTAGGCTTAATATTGCCATACTTGCCGCTGGTGCCGTGTACCAGAAAGTAAGCATAGTAGCCATCATCTTCTTTTTGGTTGCCTACTTGCGGCCCTAAATAAATACGTGGAAACTTGGTACTTGTACCTTTAAAAATAGTCATACTTTTACGCAGGTTGCCCGGCTCGTAAATTGCTGCCACGCGGCCATTTTCTCTACGGGTTACATTTTTACCGCTTTTTATTACGGGTGTATTGTTTCTTAAGGCTTGCAGCACGGGGTTGGCATTGTTTGCCATTACATCGGTAAGCTCGGTGGCTATGGCTTTTTGTGCTCCATATTCTAGCTTGCGAAACTCCCTTTTTATTTGCCCGCTTAACTTAGTACTCATACCCTTTTATTAGCCATTAGCCAAAGCCCTTCGCGGTCTAGCTCTTGTATTTCTGTAATATCGTAATAGGCATCTCCATACACTATACGCATATCCTCGTTTATGCCTGCAAAAAATCGTATTTTAAAACGCACTTTATTGGTGGCGGTGGTTTTATCGGCTTGCAGATTCTCACTACCTCCTACTTTTTGCACATTGGCAAAAGCGGTGTGGTATGTGCTCCAGGTTTGCACCCACTCGCCACTGGTATTTTTGCCTTCGGTAGGCTCCTCAATTACTATTTTACGATCTAAGCGGCCAATGTTCATACTTCAATACGTTTACTTATTAAGCTTAGTTGATAGGCTGTGGTGCGGCTTAACTCTTTAAAGCTGCCTGCCTCGTTGGTTTGTCGGCTCTCGAATAAATCGCCCATAATCATACGCAATGCCTGCACTACCATTGGGTTGGTTTGTGTGGTGGTGGTAATAGTTACCTGCACTGGCAAATCTCTATCGTACAACGTGGGAGCCGTGCCGGTTACTTCTACAATGTTATCGGTTACTATGTAGTTGCTACTTGCCCAGGTTTGCAGGGTGTTATTAGCATCATAATACTTTACTACTACGGTGCTTACATCTCGCACATCAATTACAAAATCATCTAACTTTTTAAGGTAGCCAACGGCTGTGCCATCTACTAAAATGCTGGTTTCTTTGTATAGCATTTGGTGAGCACTAGCTAGGTAGTCGGTTATAAGATCATCAAAAGAGGTATCTAATATATTAAGATGCAGCTTTGCACCGGCCAAGCTAAGTGCCAAGGTGTTGGTAAAACTTGTTACCTGCAATAGTTTTAGGAGTTGGTATTTGTTAGCGTTTTGTGCGTACATAGTTTTATATAAAAAAGGGGAGGAAGCGATAGGCAACCTCCCCTGGTATATGAAAAATTAAAAGCTAGGTTTATTATCCAAATGTACCTACTGAAATAGCCGCATCTTGTGCTAGAGCCATATCCCAGAATGAGTTTACAATTAACACATCCATACCGCTTTTCTTTTGCGTGTAAGGGTCGTAAGTAATTTCTATACCTCCGAATTGTGCTAGGTAAACTTTTGCCCAGTTACCATAGTAAGCGGCTGGGTTAGTAATGTCTGCAATTTGGTTGCTAAATAATGCTTTGCGGCCTAAAATCATTTCGTTTATGATTAAAGGATTTATACCGCTTACTTGTGCGGCTGCATATACATTGCTAAACAAATCATTACCTATTGCAAAGCCAAGGTTTCCTCTATCGTGGTTATTTCCTTTTACTTCCTCTATTAAAGCAAGCATAAGAGCAGAAATATCTGCATTTGTTACTGGTGTTTTACCGTTGCCTAACCACTCGTAAGAGCCATTAGCAGTATCATCTGTAAACGCTGCATACTCTACTTTTGCTGCGATAGCCTCTTGGAAACCATTACGCAAAGCTGCCTCTAAACTATCGTTTTGTTGCATAGCTGCCTGCATACTAAAGTTTGCATAAGATGCTAATCTTTTTGGCGTTAAACTTACCGGAGTAATAGCTGCACCACCATCTGCTGCTGCATCTGTTTCGCCTTCCCATTGTGTGCTTACACTTGGTAAAACGGTTAAACGTGCATCCATTACCGCGGGTAATGTAGTGATACCTAAATCGCCTAGGATAGTGTTTGCATAAACGCCATCTACAAAGCCAAGTTGATCTACACCTGCGGTGCCATTCTCTACAATGTTTGCTCTGGTTTCGCCTTTAAGAATTGTGCTTGGTATAATTACCGAGTTGCCTCTGGTAGTTACTCCAATGCTTTTCATTTCGCGTAAACCCTCTTGGTGCATTTCTGCTGCCAAACCTTCT